TTCGCGGCGGACACCGATGACCGGACCACCGACCTTGCGGACGAGATATTCGCCGAAGTCGCCGAAGATCACCGTCTTGTTGCCGGTCGAAAGCGAGGCCATCGCCTGGTTCACCGAGTAGGGCGAGCCAAGAAGCGATCCCGGAACACCCTTGGTGATGTCACCCATCTGCCAGATGTAGGCACCGTTGCCGTCCTTCAGCTTGCGGACCGCTTTCAGCGTCGAGTCATTCAGCATGAAGCGCGCCTTCGGGCTGACCCGGTAGGCCGGATCGACCGAATGCTGGAGGTCGATCAGCTCATCCGCCGTGATCGCGCCAGTTGCCGCCGCCGTCACGCCCAGGGTCGAGGCCGTGACGATGCCATTCGGATCGCCGGTGCCGTCGCCCGTGGTCAGCTCGGTGTTGAGCCGACGGCCGAGACGCTTGCCGAGCAGATTGGCAATGAACGCCTCGAAATCGACCGCCGAATCCTGAAGCAGTTCCATCGACACCTGAACCCACTCGGTGTCGTATGCGAACGCATTCAGCGTCAGCTTGGTCAGGGTGGCATCGGAGCCGCCGTCGTCGGTCATCGCCGCGGCCTCGGTGTGCTGGGCAACGGCAACGCCGGTGTCGTCGACCTTCGGGAAGTCTAGCGGGTTGCCGGCCGAAGTCGTGATGACGGTGCAGATCGCCTCGTCATACATCGGGCCGTGCATCTTCAGCGTTTCGCTGATCTTCGCTTCGAGCTCGGTCGGGACGGTGTAACCACCGGCACCGTTCGAGCCCGCCGTCTGGGCGCGCATTTCCTTGAGATCGGCAACGCCGGCCTTGAGAACCTGTCGCTCTTCCGAAGTCAGTTCTTGAACGTCGAAGCCCGAACGATAGAGCTTGGTGAACACCTCGCGGTATTCGGTCTTGGCTCCCTCGTCCACGCCACGGCCCTCGCCGCCCTGGTCGGGGCGGCGCTGCTCGCGATGCTCCGCGGCGATGCGCTCGATCTCCGCCTGACGCTCCTCGCGAGCGATCTTCGCCTTGAGGCTGTCGTATTCGCCCATGATGTTGTCATGGCGCTGCTCCAGCTCCGCCGCGCGGCTCTCGTCGGTGTTGGCCTTGATCTCGTCGAGCGCCGAACGGGCCTCGGTGACAAGCTGGCCGAGCTTGTCCTGCATTTCAGTCAGGTTCATTTTGAACTCCGTCAAAGGGAAAGCGCCGTCTCTCGACGGTGCGAATTGCCTTTCCGAAGGGCTGTTACGGCTCGGCTTTAAGCCGGGATCATTCGGGCTTGATGCCCCGAAACTTCTGCTCGGCTTCCGCCTTGCGGGCGGCGATCCGTGCGCGGGCCTGGGCCGCGTTGTGCTCGGCTTTCTCGCGCTCCGAACGCTCGTTATTGAGTGATCGAAGTCCGACTTCGGCCTCCGGGTATTGCGGGAACGTCACGGGACCGACCTCGTAAAGCTCGACTTCCTCGATCGTGCGAAGCGCGGGCTCTGAGCTCTCGTCCCACGACTGCTTGAGGACTCGGAAGGCAAAGCTCGAACCGTCGATATCTCCGCGAGCCATCGACACGCGAAGATCGCGCCCCGCCTGGGTGTCTGGAAGATCCACCTCATAGCGAAGGCCACGCTCGTCTTCGGACAAGCGAAGGGTTCCGGATTTGGTCCGGCCGAGGATCAGGGCCGTGTTGTGATCGAACAGCGACCGGACATCGCCCTTGAGCGCTTTGGAGAAAGCCCCCGGCGCGATCCTCTCGCGAAACATCCCGCCGATGTCAGTCTCGACGTTGAACACAGCCGCGTAGCCCGCGACACGTTTGGTTCCATCCTCGGCGGCACGAAACTCCACCGGCTCGGTGAGCGACCTACGCTCCATCGTTTATATTCCCCCCATTCGCGGGCGGTGGCGTTCCCGTTGGTTGCGTCCCGAGCGGGACAGTCGCCCCCTGGATATAGAGCTTGTCGGCCGCAGGATCGCCGCTCGGCTCCTGCCCCATGTATTTGCGGCCCTCTTCTGGTTTATAGACGGCGCTCTGAACCAAAGCGGCAACCGCATCGGCGCGGGTCTTGAAGTCGCCCCGAAGCAGCCCGTCCATGTTGTGCTCGACGTAGCGCCCGCCATTGCGCTGGCCGAACAGTTTGAGGTTCATTTCCTGCTCAAGCGCCTCGGCCCACTGGCCGATGAGGTGCTTGACGAAGAACAAATCCTGCTGCTCGGTATTCGAGAACGTGCCGTTGGTGAGGTCCTGGAGGAACACCGGAGGCATCGAATAAATCCGCGCGATCTCCTCGACCTGGAACCGGCGTGCGTCGGTCATCTGCCCCTTGTCGGGTTCGAAACCGATCGGGACCAGTTCATAGCCCGGCGGCATTCGGGCGATCGGGATGCTCTTTTCGCGGGCGAGCTCGATCGACTGCTGGATTTGTTCGAGTGCCCGTGCCTGCGCCTGCGGTCCCGCCTCGATCGGCCCCTTCACCGCAAGAGGCGGAACCCCGCCGCCGGCAAAGAAGTTGGCCCCGTAACTATTCATCGCAAGCGCGAGCTGAATTGCCCGAGCGCCCTGAAGGATCGGGCCGTAGTGGCAAACCCCGTCAGCCCTGAGCATGAACGGAACATCGATGACTTCGGTCTCGGCGTAGGTCTGTCCGTCGACCGTATACGTGGTTTGACCGAGCGGGGACCGCCTGATTTGGACCCGCGTCGGATCGAACGGATACAGGCCAACAATGTTCGACCCGGATCGCTCGATGTAGAGCAGTCCGCGCCCTCCGGTGAACACTTGCTGCCAGAAATGCTGCCTCAGCCTGAAGCTGGTCCAGCCCGGATTTGGGGCTTCATGGATCAGCGTCTCCAGCCCGCCTTCGATCCGCTGCCCCTTTCCATCGGCATTGCGGAAGGCGTGCAACGGTAAAGCGGCCAGAGTGCGAGACAGGAACGACACAGCCGCCCAGACCGCGGGAACCGTCAGGGCCGATTCCGTGGTGACGGCAGGGAGATTGAGGTCGCCGATTCCCAGCACCGACAGAATGTTGGCATTCGGCCGCTCGATGCTTTCTCCGATGAGACTGGTAATCATGCGCTGCTCGACCCCGAGCGCCTTGCGCCACGACCACGCCATCAAGCGTTCACCAGCGAATAGTTGGGATCGTCCCACGGAGAGACGTAAGCGACTTCCTGCATCATCGCCTCCACCCCTTCCGCCATTGCGAGAGCAACCAGGCCATCGATGCGGCCCGTCGCTTTCGCCTTGTCGAGCTTTCTGTTTCCAGCCGGATCACTGACCGCGACGGCATTAGCCGCGCACATCGCCAGCACCGGATGCCCGCCGTGGCGGACGCATTCCTTGAGTAAGTCGGCCTCAAGCGCATCGAGCGCGGGGCTCATCGACATGTAACCCTGCCCGAACGGCTCCAGCGGCAGCTCGACGCCTTGCCTCGCGAGCGCCGATTGCATCCGGTCCATCCGCCAGCGGTCGAACCCGATCTTGGCTATCGAGAGCCCAGAGCAGATTTCGCCGATGTCGCGGGCAACGTAATCGTAATCGATGACCTTGCCGGGGGTCGTTCTCAACAGTCCTTCGCGAACCCAGACATCGTAGGGGGCCTTGTCCCGCCGTGACGCCTCTTGGACGCTTTCTTGCGGCATCCAAAAGAACGGGCGGACAGCAAGCGTTCCATCTCCTCCGCGGCAAGTAAGGACCAATGCGGTAAGGTCGGTCGTTGCTGAAAGATCGAGTCCGCCATAAACCGCTCCCTCAAACGCCCCCGGTTCTTCGTTGCCCGCCTTCCACACGGAAGCCGACACGAAAGCCGCAACCATGTTGACGCGCTGATTCAAGAAGAGGACGCGGAACGAGTTTTCATTGCTCGGCATCCGCATCGCCGCCTTGGCGTGCGTTTCCACATCAACTCGCGAACGGAACAGCCCTATCGCAGGATTGGCCGCCTCCCATGCCGCAGGATCGTCCAACGCGCACTCTTCTGGAGCGGTGTAAACGTGTGACACAATCGACGGGTCCTGCGACCGCTCGGCATCGTCCAGCAGTTTAGAAAACAAGTCAGCGTCAGTCGGCGCTTGCGTTGAAATGACGATCAGGAGAGCATCATCGTAAGCGCCCTGGCCGGTCGTCAGAGCGTCGAAAAAGTCGTCTTGCGGGCCGACAATCTGCCCCGCTTCGTCAACAATGGCGACTAGCGGCGAGCCGCCGTGTGTCGTCTTACCTTCCGCTGAGAGCGCAGAATACTCGACGTTCATCGGCAGCCCAATAATCGTCTTTGCTGACGGAACGAGGCGGCAGACTCTACTTAGTGTCGGCGAAAGCTGGATCGACTTCGACGCGTAGTTGTAAACCTCCGCTGCCTGCTTACGCGACCGTGCGCCGCTGTTGATGCGGCTGTTCAGTTTTGCTTCCGGTCCTACCGTATGAACCAGAACAATGAAGGCGATCGTCGCGGTCTTGGCGTTCTTGCGGGCCTCGCTTAGATACGCCTTCTTTGTTGGAACCGCGTTGTCGTAAACTGAATAAAAGAACGCCTCCTGGAAGTCCGCTAATTGAACAGCTTGACCGACAAGCGGCCCCTCAGGCACTCGCGCGTGGCGCTCGACGAACGCCATGTTGCGCTCGGCGCGGGTTAGTTCGCTAGTTGGTAGCGAACGCCAATCCCGCAGTGACGGAACTGGCCCGCACTTGATCGCATTGCGGACAACCGCCCGCAGCTCGCGCTGCATCAGTTAAGCGCTGGCCTCGCCAGCAAATCATCGTCCAGAGGATTGTCGGCCATGATACCGCTTGCTTGCGCTCGGCGCTTGCCAACGTCGCGAGCCTCGCCTTCGGCGCCGCGTCCATGCTGCTGAAGCGTTCTCAGGTAAGCCATCTCAAGCCGCTGAAGATCGTCCAGGCGCTTCGTCGCCTTCGCGTCGGGAATGCGGGCTGTCGCTTCCTCTTCAGCCGACACAATATCGCCGTCGATGAACTGACGGAGTTTTACGATCTGCCACTGAACCCAAGCAAGGCTTGAGGCCGTCACGATAAGGGCGGGCGTCGCTTCCCATTCGTCGCGCGTGCGCCCGCGCGTCACAGCCCGCCAGAACGGCAACGCCTCATTCGGCAAGGGACAGTGTGCGGGCGGCTCAAGCTCGCCCGTCTGCGACATGATCCGCACCGCGGCAGTCGAGCTGTCGATCCGCTGCTTACGGCTCATTGGGAAAATCCTGTATTAGCGTTATTTTTCGGCTTTGGCAGCGCTTTCCGGCAGGAGCCGATTAGAGATTGGACCCGCCC